TGTATCGTTTGAATTTATTTCTCCGTGCAATTCGTTAATAGCACCTGTATGAGTATTTGAACTTGTTGCTAAAGTAGCACTTCCTAATTCTGTATGTAGTTGAGCTAAAGCTCCAGTAATACTATTATTACCTGAAGCAATTGTGGTAATATTAACATCACCTATTTCTGTATGTAATTGAGCTAAAGCTGCAGTGACTGTAGAAGCAATAGCACTTATATCAGTATTACCTTGTAAAGCGTCTAATTCATTAATTGCTGCTACTAAATTACTTGCTGCTGTAGTTAGTGTATAATTACTAGCACTTCCTCTTATTGCAGTTTCTAATTCATTAATTGCAACAACAGCTGAAGTTGTTACGTTTGTACCAAGTGAAGCATGATTACCAAGTTCTACTCTAAGTTCTCTTAAAGCTGCAGATAAATCTGTAGCTGATAAACCAGTTAAGGTCATATTACCTATTTGGCCTTCGTGTTCTGCAATAGCTGTACTTACAGTTGAAGCCGATGTTCCCATTGCTCCAGATGTAATTGTTCCAAGCTCTGCATCATGTTCATTAACTGCAAGAGTTAAACTACCTGCACTTGTTGTTAAGTTTTCTACGACACCAACATCGTCTTGTAATTCGTTAACTGCATCTACTAAACTTGTTGAATCTACTACAATAACATGACCTGATGTTGCGCCTGTTATTAATTCTATTAATGAGCCATGACCAGCATCAATTGTATTTTGAGATGATATTCTTGCAGCTGCAATACTATTACTACCAATAGTTAAATTTTTAGTAGTGCTAAATGCTATACCATTAGTGGTTTTAAGTCTTACTGTATTAGAATCTGCTGATAATATTACACCAGAAAAACCGCCCGTTTGAGTAACAGTTGCATTTTCTACAAAAGATGAATGTATTGTAGGTGAACCATTTAATGTTATTTTTAAAACATAGTTAGGAACTTTAAAATCAGCAGCTGCTAATCCTTGAGTTAATGTTGTACCTTGTTTTGTTACTCTTAAAGCACCAGTCCTATAGGATTCTGCAACACCAGTAGTTTTATCAACTGTAATTTCAGGTAATATTTCAAACCTTCCAGCTAATTCAAAGAACTTCTGGCCAGATGTAGCTGTAAATGATTCAGTTTTATCTCCTAAGTTACTACTTAAAAGGTTATCATCACCAACATTTCTTATTGAAAGCTCATTACTTTTCTGTCTAAACTCTTCTAGAGTATTTGCTTTTAATGTTCTTACTTCGTCTCTAATTGCCATTATTTACTACCTAATTTTTTTATAATCTTTTTAAGCTCTTCTATATCTGATTTCATTGTTTCAATTTCAGTATCTTTTGCTTTAAGTTTATCAAGTTGGTCTCTTCTTGCAGAAAAGGCCGATGTATTAGTATTTATAACAGCTTGAGTTACTGTATCTTTTACTAAATCCGGATTTTCTTTTACTTTTGTCTTTGCCATTTGTTATCCTATGTTGCGCAAATTGCTCTAAAATCTTTTATCAATGGTGGGTTCGATGTTGATGTCGAACGTAATACTATTTTAAATTGTATAGTACCAAAACTACCAATATTTGCTGCAGTTAAAACTGATTCTGTTAAATCATATCTTACTTCAGAAAAAGAACTTTCATTAACTGGTATTGATTCACTTGGAGTTGCTGCTGTAAATGCAACATCATTAATATTAGCTGATGAACCACCTTCAAGAGTTCTGTAATATAAATCTACGTTTGAAGCTCCTGGTCTTAGAACATTTAAAAAGACTGTTGCTGAATCTGCTTCTTCGTTAAGTTCTACTCTTTTAGTTATATACCTAGCGAGTTCTGCTCCACCTGTTGCAGTAGTTTCTGAACCACCACTTGAACTTATAAGGTTTTCTACTGTATGTACTGATGCTCTGTTTAAATCTATTACTGGAGATATTGCTTCATCAGTTGTACTTAATACACATCGTAATTTAAATGATTTAGCACTTCCCATAGATGTTGATTCATTAATTGCTGAACCAATAACGCTTGGTGCGTCAAATGTAAAGTTTTTGTTAACAAGTATTTCTCTTTCAGCTTTTGCTTGATAAGCTGTTTCTGTTCCATTAATACTTTTACCAGTATATGTTGTAAGGAAATATCTAACAGAAGTTCCTGGTAATGTAATATTTGATATTACTGGATATATTAAATCCATGTGTCTATTTTCTGTTGCTGTGATAGCACTTCCGCCACCTGCTCCAATTCCAGCTGCGCTATTTGTTGAAACATCTGAACTTCCTGCTGTTATTGTATAACTATCATGAGTTATATTAGAAATAACACGATTACCATTTATATTACCAGCCACAATACCATTAGTATCTACTGCTCCAGCAATCGTTACTGTTCCACCACCATACATTCCGTGATTTTTATGAGTGACGGTAATTACACCAGAATTCTGTGTAGTAGCTAAAGGATTACCACCTAGTTTTTTAGGAGGTACTACATCATTAGTTAATGTTAATGTTGATGATGAACCACTAAATGAAGCTCTATTTAATTTGAATTTTAAATCTTTACTTTGTTCTGGTGTCCATGTTGAAGCATTTGCTGAACTAAAGAATACACCATTATATGGCTGTTTTGTAATTCTTTCAGATGTATTTGTTACGTCAAACCCACCCATTTCAGCTATCCATACTTCGTAATCATCTGATTGAGATGTAATTACTATTGCATATTCTGTATCTTGAGCTAAATAAACTGGATAATCAAATGCAAAATTAGTTGCAGTTGCAGCAGTAGCCGATACATTTACCGAACTTGGATATAATATTTTATCAGCACCTGGTACTATTCTTTGTGTAGGGAATCCATTTTGAGTTGTTCTTATTGTGACTCTTACTGGTATACTTGCTGATTTAGTTTTAAAGAATAAGTCAACAGACTTGGCAAAGATACCACCAGCTTTATCAATAAGAATTGTTTCTGCTACTGGGTCTATCCATTCTGTTGTTTCGCTTACTTGTGTATCAACAAGAGTTCTATCTTGATTTAATTCTGATTGTACTAATCTTGGTACCTTTGTAGATACTATTCTACTCTCAACAGATTCTATTAATCCTTGAGCATGATACTGAGCTTCAGCGTAGGTAGTTTCGCTATCCTTATCGTTTGAAGAACTGTCTGTAAGTCTAAATTCTCTTACACCAGTCTGGAACTTAAGCGCGGCATTTCTTGGTATGATAAACGAACCTTCAACTACGCCTGAAGCATTAGTAATAAGATGGTCACTGGCATTTGCTGCAGATTCACCCTCATGAGTAACAACACCTGTTCTTGTTGCAAACTCTACAAAAGATGTTTCTTCGCAAAAATCAGTAACGTTAACTCCATCAAAGAAAGCATGTACTTTTGTACTTGGCTTCATTAATTGAGCTTTAAAAAATATTTTTCTTGACCTTATGAATGGTACAAAGTTAACTTCAACAACTCTTGTTCCATCACTTCTTAAAACAGTATCAAATGCTAGTTCAGTATTTAAACCAGTCCTTGATTGATTTTGTGTAGTAGTTGTAGTTGCAGTTGTAGTTGATTGTGTTGGTCCACCAAAATTACGGAAACCGCCAAAACCACGTTCAAAATCTTCTCCAAGCCACCAAGGTCTTAGACCAGTGTTAAAACCTCCAGTTCCTGTAGTCTGTTCGTCAGTTTCTACTCCAGTCCAGTTTGTTTCCCATTCATTCCATACTGTACCTAATATACCAGCTTCTTCAGCCATTTGTTTAAATTGGTCATATGAAGAGGAATCATCTATTACAACATTTGGTCTTACATCAGTTTCTTTCCATTCATCTGAATCAGGAGAAAGCTCCATAGTTCCAGCCCAACTAAATACGTTGTATGGATTTACATTTGAGAATGTTGATGCATAAGGTTGATTAATATAGTTAACATCTGATGCCATTGGCATAGTAGCTAATGAATTTGTTAATGTTGCTGCACCAGAAGTTGAATTACTTTCTGTACTTAATCTTACTAAGTTAACATTTCTTTCATCAAATTTAGGTCTTAATATACCATTTGATTTATCTATTGCTGCTGTATAATCTGGATTTGATGAATCTCCAACTGAATGACTTCTAAATCCATCTACTATAAATCCATTTTTTAATCTTGAGAATCCACTACCATCAAAAAGTTCTACGTCAGCAGCACTTTGTTCTAATAATGATAGGGATGTATAATATTCTAAGTTTTTAATTCTTTTATCAAGTGCACCAATATCTTTCATGGTATATCTTGTGTTATTAAGAATTTTTGGTTTAACATCGTCTAAATCATATATGAAAGGTTTTAAATTTAAGTCATATATACCCATTGCGTCATCAGGTGTTTCTGGAGCTTTAGGATTTAAATTTGGTACACCAACTGCTGTTTTAAATTCGCCCTTACGATTAATAAAAATTTTATCAATTCTTGGCATGTAATGTTCTACTTGAGCAATAGGTGCTGAATTTGGTTTAACTGGTTGTGGATTACTTGCGTTTGTTCCTGTAAAGTTATCTGCTCCAGCATCAGCTTTTGTTGGTCTAAAGTCTAAACAATCTAATAAATTAAAGGTTCCTTTAGAACTATTAAATAATACTTTTTTCTTTCTATCCGCTTCTGGATATGAATCAACTGAGAAATAATCTCCTGATGCGTGTGTATAATGGTCAAAAGTTACTGTTATATTACCTGATGGTGTAGGGAATCCTGGCTTAAGTGTGACTTTACCATTTTGATAAAAATTATCTCTTTGGCCGTCATCTAATGTAAATCTATCTGTAATATTTACTGATTGCGCATCTACAACTGATACTATTCTGATAATATCTGATTTATCTAAACTTAATGCACCGCCTGAAAGAGCTCCAGCTTTTGTAGCACTATTAACTCTATTCTTTTGTTTTTGTAATATATTTTTTCTTACATCAGCCATTACTTTTAATCTACCAGAACCTGGAGCAACTCCACTTACATCACTAAATGTTAATGAGGTTGAACCATCTGAACCAGAACTTATTGTAGGTGTGGTATCAATAACACCAGTACCTAAAGAAGCTGTAATAGAACTTGTATTTACAAACGTTCCATCAGAAATTGAGATTGAATTTGAATTTAAATCAAATAATTGTTTTACTACTATAATAGTATCTGTTGTTGTACTACCTGTTTTTAAAGTTTTAACAGCAGCTTGTGGTAATTTAAATACCATAGTATTATTACCAACTTCAAATAAATTACCAGCTGAAGCTAAATCGCCGATAAAGTTTTGAGTATTTCCTGTTTGGTTAACACTTCTTACTGAACTAAATACATTGGTACCAGACATGTTAATATCAAAAAGATAAAGTCTTAGTTCTGAACTTACAAATTCTATAGCTCTTGCTCTTGCGGTACCTATAACACTACCACCTTGTCCTGTTGCGCTATGTAAATTTATTGTTGCAAAGGTATTAACATCTGGCATACCTTTTACTGTTGATGCTGTTAACTTAACATAGTTTCCTACTTGTGCACTTGTTGTAGAGACATTAACTACGTTTGTAGAACTTGCACCTCTTGGTTTTTCTACTGTTAAATTTTTAGTTGTATTGTTTTGAACTCTAAATCCTTTGACATAAGCTACTGATGGGTCAATACCTACAATTAATCTATCTTCACCGAATGTTGTAGCTGCGCCTGTGTTAGCAGCATCTCCATCAGCTATAATTTCTGCAGTAGTTTTAAAACCAAAGTTAGTTCCATCATTTAAATATTCTCTTACATTAAGTTGAAATGGTTCTACAACATAATCACCGGATTCTTCAAATGTTCTTCTTGCTAATCTTTCTGTTAATTCTGTATCGCCGGTTTTATCTGTTTTATCAACAGCAGCTTTACCATCTTCTATTGCAACTAATGTAATATAATCATTTTCTGTTCTTGAAGATAAATCTAAAGGTTCTTTTATAAGTGCTGTACTTATTTTATACCTTTTTGCTCCTGGAGCAGCAGTATTTGGAACACCTTGTGCGTTATCTAATAAAGTAGTATCTGTTCCTGATTCCACTATAGATTCTGTGACTCTTAAACCTATAATATAATTAGGTGTGTTTGTATATTTGTCTAATATTAATGAACCAGCTGGAACATAAGCAAATGTTCCTGATATAAAATATACACCTTCTTCTATATTTACTGTTGAACCTAATCCAGTAGCAGCTGATGATACAGCTTTAGCATATCTTACTGGTGAACCATTAGACGATAATTCTTCGCCATTTGCAAATACAGAAGTTGTATTATTTGTACCTGAATTAGTATATTTTACATATAAAGTAGCCGGGTTTGAAGCATCGCCTTTTGCAACTACTTCTAATACTTCAGCAGTAACTCCATTAGTAGCACCTGTAATTGTAGTACCTACAAATTCTGATAAATAGTTATCTGCATTTAATGCGCCTGCTGTTGAATGAGTAAATGATGATTCTATTTTAACAAAATCGTATTCTACATTTAATGTGACTTTACCATTTACAACTCTTGAACCATCTTTAAAAGAATATTGACCGTGTCTATCTATTTGAGCTTGTAATGCTGTTTGTAACTGTGTAAGCTCTCTTGCTTGTACTGCATATCCTGGTCTAAATAAGATTCTATGATAATTCTTTGTTTCATTAAAATCATCAAGTGTGTAATCTGTAAAATTGTGTTTTACTATTGTTGTTGCCATAAATCTCTTCTCTTTCTAATTGATATTAGAATTCAATTATTACTTTAATATCTTCAATCTGTGTTGTTGTTCTGCTAATAGGATTTCTATTTTCTAAGAATAATATCTCTCCACTTGCACGGTCTACTTCAGGATTACCTACTGCATTAGATGTTTCTAATGTATCTGCCTGACTTGATGACTGACCAGTAACTACTTCGCCATTTACAAAAGCCTTATATCCTGTTTTTGAATTTTGATGGTATCTTAAATAACCATTTGATGTATCTTTTTCTACTACATAAGCTTGAGCTCCGCCTGCTCCTACAATTAACTCATCAACTGTATAATTAGCTACAGTTGCAGATGAATTAAAATCTAAATAACTTGTAGCTTTTAAAGTATCTGCTGTTGCAATATTACCAGCTAATGGAGTAGCATTATAATCTCTTGGCTCATTAATTAAAGTAATTTGTCTAAAATCATTGCCTACAGTTAAATCACCACCATCATTTCCGTCTAATTTTGTATTAAGAGCCACAAAGAATCCACCAAGTTCTGATACTGGGTCAACTCCATGTCCTGCTTTAGGAGCTATTACAGCTCTTGCTGTAGCATCCGAACCAGCACCACCTGAAATTACTAAATCAGCTACTCTATAATTAGTACCTTTGTTTGCGATTGTTACTGCTGTAACGGCTCCACCTGCTACTGTAATACCAGCTGTTGTTGTGACTGTTGCTCCGGTGCCATCACCTGTTATTGCAACTGCTACGTTAGTGTTATTTGTATAACCTGTTCCACCAGCTGTGACTTCGATTCTTTCGATACCAGCAGCTGTTGATGAATCTCTTGAAGCTTTTTGGTTTAAGTATTGAGCGTAATCTGCTTCTGATAAAACAGCTTCTGCTGCGGCGTCATTTGCATAAGCAAAGGTTAATATACCTGATACTGAACCTGATGGCGCTCCACTTAATGTTAATACAGAACCGTTAATCGCTGAAACAGTTTTTGATGAACCTACATTAGTTCCACTTACTGTCATTCCAACATGTATATCAGGAACAGTTTCTGTTAGTATGATTGTTGCTGTTGTGGAAGCGACCGCTACTGTAGCACTTGCTGCTAATGAAACAGTTTTAACTGGCATATAACTATTAGTTAAGAATTTTTCTGCGTCAGCAACTGATATTGTATACATATATTTCCATGTATATCCGTCTGATTCTGCAGTTGGAGAAGTTAATGTTTGAGTTGGCTGAATGCTTGAAGCACCTCCACCAGCTACAATACATTTATAAACTTTAAATTCTGATGTAACGATATAGAATGCTTTATCGAATATACTTGCATCGTCTGAATCCCATGCATAGTATGAATTACCTGATGTCCAAGTATGTCTTGGTACTACGTGAGCAATATCAGCAGATACGATTTTTTTCATACCTATAAGGTTTGCTCTTGCTTCTCCTAACTGGTCTAAGTTATCTCCTGGAACAAAAGGTGTTGTATCTGTAGTATCAGATGTGGTTAAAGACCATACGTCTGATTTACCTATTGCTACATAGACACTGGAGCCTTCTATTTGCTCTTTAAAATGCGATGCATTTACTGTTCTAAAATTTGATGTTATGATTGCTGCCATTCTTCTATCCTGGTTATTCTATATGTACAAAAGTACTTGTGTTATTATTATTTATATCACTTGAGTTGATAGTTTGTAACGTTTTGCTACCTAAAAACTCAATTGTTTGGTTAGTATTATAAAGCCTTGGAGAAGTAAAGAAATTCTCTGTGCCTTTCCTTTGTTTGTAATTATTATTTATAACGGTTCTAAAATTTGTATTTACTACTTTAACTTTAGACTCTGGTAAAAATTTAAGTGCAGTTCCTGTTGAAGTCATTATTGAACCAGTTGCTTGTACTGGATTTGTTTTAACTTCAGTTATTAATGTATCTACATGATTATGATTACAATTAACTTCTATTATCTCTTGTTGGTCTGCTATTCTTACTTCATTACTTGCTGCGCTTCCAATTTTTAATATAGGGTCATTAATATATCCACTTCCTGCATTTGTTATTGTTGTACCAGTTATTTCTCCATCGCTATTTAATGTAAATATTGCTGTTGCAGTTACGTTTGTAGATAAGAAAGCTCCTGTCGCATCTTTTGATTGTGGTATTGGAAAAGAAATTGTTGGAGCTACTAAAAAGTTTTTATCTGCCAATCCTACCATGTCTACTGATGCTATTTGAGTTGCATTTGGATTTGCTGGAGCTGTTCCAACTAAATTTTGCCAATTTCTGCCTTCTGAATTAACAGTTATAACATCTTTGTTTAGTCTTCCTAAAGCATCTAAACCTACCGTCACCGACGGTGCAACGCCAGAAAGTCCTGGGAGGGATATACCATTAAAAGTGATTGTCAGTGATGAACCAGTATAACCAAATCCTGGCTCTCCTATTGTTAGTGCTTCCAAAGCTCCGTTTAAAGTTGAAGCTGTTGCAGTTGCAGTTGCTCCTGTAAATGTGTGTGATGTTCCGGAACCAACTCCTGATATATTAAGTTGTGCTCCACCTGATGTTGCTGATAAAGAAATAGCGTTACCTGTTATTGTTTTAACAAAATAAGTTGTACCAGAAACTAATCCTCCAATTGCAGTTCCTCCACCACTATTATATGTAATACTATCATTTGCTACCCATGAATTTTTTTGAGCTGTAGATAATGTTATATTATTATTTGAAGTACTTACAATTGAACTACTTGAACCATTAAATGTTTGAGCTGTTGGAGCAGCAATACTTAAAACTGGTGTATTATAATCTTTACCACCTTGACCTATTGTAATTGAAGATACTGAACCGTTTGTAAGAACAGCTGTCAATGTTGCTGTTGTAAATCCTGATGGAGTTCCACTATCTGATGAAGTTATAGCAGGAACAGCGGTATAACCTGTTCCACCGGATGTTATTGTTGTTCCATTTATTATACCATTTTTTAAATCAACTGAAACAGTACCTGATTTATGAACCTTTGCTGTGATAGTCGGTAAAAAAGCTGAAACAAACATTTCAACAAGTATTGGAACATCTTCTGGTCCTATAATACCTGGCTGTCTATCTGGTATCGCTGATAAAACTTTTCTTATTGCTAATCCTAAATCATCTGTTCTTTTTCTACCAGAAGGTTCTCCGTTTGGAGCTAGGTCTACATAACCATTAGCATTAAAAATATCTTCTCCTAATACTGCTTTTGTAAGTTGTAAGAATACTAATATTTCTGCAAAGTAAATAAATCCAGCTGGGTGAACTAATCTATTATAAGATAAGTCCCAATCAGTTAAATTTTTACCAGTCTTAATTAAATAAGAAAACTTTTGAAACTTTTTACTATCTTGTACTACAATACTATCAGATAAAAATCCTTTATTATCTAAATATTGTCCACCTTTTGGAAGAGATGCGTTAACATCCCAATTACCGCTTGAAGGTATTAATACTTTATCATAAGGAAACTCTACTTCAGCAATATCATTAAATAATATTTTAAAAAATATCTCAATAGAATCTGATGTACCTCTTAATCTATAAAAGTCTATAATTTGTTTATAAAGAGTTCTTTTATCTACCGTAACTCCTCTTGGAATTGTAGCAGCAATTTCTTTTTGCATTAATTCTAAATAGCCTTCGCTATTAGTATCAATATCCATTGCCTGTTCAATTGTATTCATTACATATGATGGACCTGGACCTACCCAATTCTTTTGTATTGTTGTTAATTTGGCTGAGTAATTATTATAAGCTGATAAACCGTTAACAGTAAATGTTTTACCTATTTCAGATGTCGAATTAACGAGTGTGCCTGGTAGTTCATTACCATTTGTTATTGCTACATTAACATCAGTTAAAGTTATATTAGTAGTTGTACCATTAGGAGCTGTTAAAACAAGAGATGAGCCTGCACCGGTTTCATCTGTAAAAAATTTATTATTTTCGTTATTAGGGTCAGCTATTCTAAATTGTGCTTGGCCATTTAGTACAACATCTGTAAAAACATTATTTTCTTGATAAATAAATTCATCCATATTCATAAATGTATAATAAGCTTGTAAGAATTTATCTAACTTATCTTTATTTTCTAATATTTCGGATGGTATTATTTGGTCTAAACGAATATCTTCTTTCGTTTGAGACAGAGTTCCTTGTTCGAGTTCAATCGCTCCAGGAGTTAATGTTTTTTTATATCCCATTATTTAAATCTTGATGTTGTTGTATAATCTATAGAACCTGCTGAACCAGCAACTGCAATTGTATCTATTTCTGGAGTTATAACTACAAAACTATTATCAATTGAAATTAATTGGTCTCTCTTAGGTCCTAAATCGAGTGAGTTAGGAAGTACTGTAATTTTTATTGGAGTCACAGCATCAGGTGTAAAGTTATTTAAAGTAATCTTACCTTTATCTACATCTATTTCTCCAGCACTTTTAATTACCGTTGTATTAACATCATTTACTACTTTATAAACAATTACATTTCTTTTAGTAGAATCAGTAATAGGCTCATCACCAAAGAAATGGTCAACATTATTTATTTTAAATGCTGAAGATGATATTAAAAATGCTGTTGAATTACCTGACTGGAAAAAAGGAGATGAAAAACTTAAACTAAAGTTATTTAACGCATTATTTACCGGTGTAATATTTTGAAACATTCTCGGTCTTACTGTTGTATTTAATATGGCAGGGTCACTGTTATCTATATTCCTTGTTAACTGCGAGTGTCTAAACACACCATCGAATTTATTTAAATTATTAAAGTTATAATCTGTTATAGTATCTCTTACTACTGATTGTAAATCAACAGAACTTCTATCTGTTAAATTAGGATTATATTTAAATGATACATCTAATTCTAAATAAGTAAAGTTAGGGTCTACTATTTGTGGAGTAATTGATACAACATTCTTACCTTTTAAAATAGCTCCTGTAATACTTGTTTTTTCTGCTGTTGTAAGTGTTTCTGCTAATAAAGGTTTAATACAAACATAAACTCTTCCATAGTCAGGTGGATCGTTATCTTCTCCGCCCCATGTTGAGATAGAATCTATATTACTAAATTCCTTTTTAATAATTGCTGCATAGTCATCAGCGGTCACAGCTCTGTTTTGTGATATAAAAGTAAGAGGAGCATTAAATCTTATTGACTCCATTGTTTCTTCTTCAGCTCCACCAGCAGCTGCTGTAACTAATGATACTGCGATATTATCAAATGTGCCAATATCATCTACCATTGTAAATGAATTTGCGCCATTACTTTCAATACCTTTAGTAGTTACGTAATCAATAGTAACGATATTATTATTAGTTGGTTTAAATCCAGTTACTCCGTCTCCAAAATACACTTCATAATAACCACTTGGATTTTCTTGCAAGTAATAAACTTTTGATGTTGAATCTACTCCTTTTAATGTTTCAAATTTAGTATATACATCAAATGCTGTTGATTCTTCGTTCGCTTGTACACGTACGCGTAGAGTGCTTGTGTCTGCGTCATAGTCAGAGAGTTGAAATTTCTGATTTTCTATATCGTTATCAACTCTATACTTTAATTCTCTTGAAGTTCCTTCAACAAGAGTGACATCATTAAATGTCCACGTTGAACCACTTAACGTAGCTTGTTGAGTATTTAATACAACAAACTGAAATTCTTCTCCACTTACAACTGTATTTAATTTAGTTCCTTTTGTAAGTTCTAATACTGTTGGTATAGTACCTGTATTTGGTTTAGTAACAACAATATTAACTGTAGCTCTTGGAGATAAGACTGACCTAGGTGTATATCCTAATAACTTAGCTCTTGTTACAACATTACCTCTTATCTGAGCTGAATCTAAAAATGATTCATTTAATGAGTAATGAGCGTTTAAAGCATTATAATGAGTATTATAAGCTAATACATCTAATAAGACATTAAGGCCTGAACCTTCAAAGTCATAATCATTAAATTCTGTTTGTTGTTTTAAAAAGTTTTTGAGATTATTTTTTATATCTGCAAAATCTAGTTCCGTTACGTTTAAATTTGTTGCCATTTTATCTTAACCTTCTAAGTGGTATTTCAACGACTTGTTCTACGTTGATTCCTTTTATATTAAAAAAAACTTCTATAAGATATTCATTCCTAGGTATATTATCAGTTATATCAATACTTGTGACTGATACTCTTGGTTCATACTTTTCTATAACATCTCTTATATTACTTCTTAATTCTATGTTTGTTAATAACCCTGCAGGTTCAAAAAGCAATCCTCTGAGATTAGCTCCTAAATCATCTGCAAACGGTCTTTCATAAAAATTAGTTATAAGTAAATTTTTTATTGCGTTTTTAATAGCAGCATCGTCTTTTAAAGGTATAATATCCTTACGTATAGGATGTATCTTTAAAGATAAATCTAAATCGCGATGAGCTTTCTTTCTAGAAACATTTCTCGCTTGCTCTAAATCGCCCGATATTTGCTTGTCGCCTGTATATAATCCTGCCATATATCTATTTATACTCGTTAACTGCTTCCTTGCTCAACTGTTGTGTTAGGAAGTTGACTTTGTGTATTATTAATTAATGTTTGTACTGATTCTGGTAAATCTATTGTTGATGGAAAGCCTATTACCTTTAAGTAATCACAAAAACTAAATGTAATTAAATTAATTATTGCACCTAATCCTATAGCATTAAAAAAATCCTCTACCTTTTGAATCCATAGTTTTATAAGATATGTTTGCCATTCCTCTGTAAACTCTCTTGCTCTTTTTAATAATCTTTCTTTTTGAAACTCTGGTATTTCTACCTTATCATCAAACTCTCCGCCTAATAAATCTAATAAACTAAATCCAAATATTTGTACCTGTTTTAATTCTTCTATTGTTTTATCTCGTATTAAAGCTTCTAAATCTATTTCTTGTAAACCTGGAAATGATGGTAATCCTAATGCGTCCCATATTTCATCAAATAAATCTATAAGACCAGAGAATCCACCAGTTAATAAGAGATTCATTTTCTTTGCAACTTCAGAACGTATATAATTTGCTACAGTTTCTTTTTTAAAATCAGCTGTTTCAAATTTATCCCATATTTTATATTCATCTGGTATTAAATCATATATACTATCAATCTCTTCTAGTTTTATATTATCTAAAACACTACTTGGGTCAGTTAAAAAATCAATTATATTAATTTGTATACCTAATATAGTCACATTAAAGTCAATAGGAAACAAAGGATTTATTAATTCAAGTATTTGTTTTTGTATATACATTGGAAAATCAGCTGATAACTTTGTTATCATTAATTCCCATTCTATTTCTGGTATTTCTATCTTTTCAAACTTAGGGTCGACAGAACTTATTAACTTTCTTGTATCTTCAAGAGTTTTTTTTAATTCATCAATCTCATAACGATAAGCATGTGTAGCCAATCCACTAAATAAGTTTCTTAAATTAGCCGGAGTAGGTAATAAAACATCAGGACATTCTATTGCCGGCAATGATATACTTGGAGTTGTCATTATATTATTCTAATCTTACCAGTAGAAGTAAATTCTATATGTGAATTTGTTTTACCATGAGTTATTTTTATTTTTTCTGCGCCAGAAGTATTATCTAATTCAATTTTATGACCAGCTTTTGATTCATATACTTTATTATCTACTGATGCATCACTTGGTATATCTTTTGTACCATTTGTTTGTGTAGCAAT